TAAGTCCATAAAGTTTAAATGTTCCACTATCCCAATTAGCTGAACTTTCATTTGTAAATTTTAAACCATCACAACTTTGTGCAACAGTATTAACAAAACCCCCTTGATATCCCATAGTATTTGGTGATATGTTTCTATATACTTGTTCTACTGTTACAAAAGAAAACTCACCTGAATTGTTAAAATTATACAAATAAAGAGTTCCATTACTTCCTGCACCTGCGTCATTACCTGCTGACGCAGTAATTGTTACTGAAGTTCCATTTTCAGCACTAACATTTGTATATGATGTATCAGTCCTAAAAAAAGCAAATGCTTGGTCATAGTTAGCAGATGTATCAGCACTTCCACTTACTGTAACTTGAACACCAATATTTTTATTATCTGTTCCTGTTTTTACATTATCAAAATGACATACATAAATATCATAAGTGCTGTCAATACCAGTTAATGTTGCAGTAGAAACTCCTGCACACTCTACTGTATTTATTAAAATTAAACTACCTGCCATTATTTAACTCCATATATAGTTGCAGTAGTATCGTAACTATGTGAAACACCTAGAAATCTTACACCTGTAATTTGTTCTGCAGTTTCATGTACACCTATAGTTTTAGTTCCTCTTAAATTAGGTGTGCCTTCTGTCATTGATGATTGACAAGTAACAAAAGTAAAACCACTTGAATTATCTGCATTAAATATTCTAACTAATGCTCCTCCACCTGTAGCTGTAGCACCACCTGTCATTATAGGTGCTATTTGTGAGGCATTTTCAGTATTCCAAGTGCTATCAAAAGCTGCGTTTGATTTAAACTCTCTTCCTGCATGACTGTATTCAGAACCTGTAATTACTGCATCTGAGGCATCAATAAATCTTAAACCTATGTAACCATCACCTGATGCATCATTTACATTTAAAAAAATATTATATTGTTCGTAGCCTTTATCAAAAATATTTTGCAAATCAAAATTAGTTACTCTTCCACCAGAGGATATTTTATCTAAGAATTGAAAGTTAGTAGCCATTAATAATTCCTTATTCCATACAAACTAAAACTACCACCTGTAAAAGTAGAACTACCATTTATGTCAGGGTGAAATCTTAATCCATTATCAAATCGTGATAATGGGTGAACACCACTACCAAATTCAAAACCCGCAACTCCTGATGAATTAACAAATGTAGAATGATAAGTAATATTTGTAAATTTTTGTGAGTCTAAAGCATTATATATATGTATATATCCATTTGCATTTTCATTTGTAGCACTTCCTATATTGTCAGTTATTCGTAATCCAGGAAGAGATGTGCTTTTTGTAGCAGTAAAAGTTCCATCTGTTTCCATAACTGATGCTGCTGCATGATAGCTAGTACCACTTGCAGTACCATTACTTAACAACTCTAAACCTATTCTTTTGTTGTCATTTGCAATAGTTAAATCATTAAAAGTAAGAAAGAAAACATCAAAATTTCCATAAGTATCAAGCCCAGTAAAATCTACTGTTGATGCACTACTTATACTAGCATTTGTAAGTAACAGTTCTAGCTGTCCATACTTTGTAAATTTATTTTCATTGTCTAATTCAATAATTTGATTAGGTGTAAGCACACCCTTGTTACTTCTGAAGGATTGTGTTACTGCATCTTTAGGTATATAACTCATATTTCTACACTACCTTATACAATGTAAATGTTCCACTTGTTAAAGTATTACTTCCACTATTTTTAAATACAAATCTATCATTTTGTTCTGCTACTTTATGAACAAAACCACCTGCTAATCCCCAACCATTATCACTAGCATTCATATAAACAGTTTCAACAGTTCCAAAAGAATATTCACTTGCATTGTACATATTATATAAATAGATAATTCCATTTCCTTTTTCATTAGTTGCATTTCCAATAAAATAACACAACTGACATTCAATAGTTGAATTAGAACTATTGTTTTGAAAATCTGTATTTGACTTTAATACTTTTTCAGCTCTTGCATAATCTGTAGTACTTGCTCCACCTGTAGTGCCAACCTGACATAAAACATAAGAACTATCAGTATTTACACCAACATTACTAAAAGCAACCACATAAACATCATCACTATCTATGCCTGTTAAGGTTACACTAGATACTGCAGATGATATTGTATCTGTTGATATTTGTGCTAATCCCATTATGAATCTATCCTTATTCCATAAACATTAATTCTTACATTAAAATTACCACTAGCACTTGAATATAATCTAAAACCAGTTAAAGAACTTTGTACTTTATAAGTACCAACACCTTTTTCTGTAGATGCTCCATATCCTTGCTGAAAATGTGATTCTGAAAAAGTTACAAATGTATAAGAAGAAGAATTAAATGGATTAAATACATAAATTTGTCCAGAACTAGATGCTCCAGATTGTCCATTATCATATAAAACAAAGTTAATGTGGTCTGCTGAACTAGATTTTACTGTTGGATAAGCACCACTTGCTGCTGCCTCTATTGCTAATGAAGCATGGTCATACGATGATGAGCTGTCAATAGAACCTGAACTATTTATAAATCTAATGTTTGCTCTATTGGCATCTCCACTTGTTTCATCATAGCCTGTTGAAACAATTTTATATATATCAAAATCTGATGAAAAAACATCAGTAACATCTCCTGCAGTAACATCACTAAAACTTACTTGTTTTAAAAATCTTAAACTATTACCCATTATTGCTCTTTAATTCCATACAATTTATACACTCCTGCATCAATATCTCCACTTGACATAACTAGCCTAATACCATCAACTTTTTCAGCAACTTTATATGTGCCACCACCAAAATGGTTTAAATAAACACCTGATGCGTTTAGTCCAGTTGACTCTAATGCAACAACACTATAATAAGATGCGTTGTTTAACCTGTGAAAATAAGCAGATGCACCACCACTCTCATTTGTACTTGAACCTATGTTTACTGAAAATTCTATATAACCTATTGAAGTGCTATCAGAAGTTCCATTTGTACCTGAGGAATCTTGATACTGTCTACCCATTTCGTAATTACTTGATTCAAATGAAGAACCACCATCATTACTAAATCTTATTCTTAAAATTGCTCCATCTGTAACAGGTTGAATATTTGTTGCAGTAAGAAAATGAGATTCATATATATCTCCTTTAATGCTAGTAAAATCTACAGAAGCAGTTGCACTTGATATTGTTACAGTTTCTATTAATTCTAAACTACCACTAAATTGGTCTGCTTTTTCTAATTCATAAGCCTCAGAAATAGATATTACACCTTGATTTTTAACTTGTTGTTTTATCTTGGTAGAAGTATCTCCCAAATATCCAAATGACATTTGTTACTCCTATGTTATCTCTAAATAACTTACAAATATTTCTACGTCATTATCAGCTGATGCTAAACCTTGTATCTTATCGCCTGTTTCTAAAACTAATTTAGATTGACCTGCTAACTCTAATGATGTATCTGCAGGTACTGACATTGTTTTAGCTATGTATGCCGTAGGAGAACCACCTGTATCTACTACTTGTACATCAACTGTTGCGTCATTTGTTCCATCTACGTTTGTTGCTCTAATTGAAAGAACTATAGCTGTAGTTGAAGCAGCGATTGCAGGAACAATGTCTTGATTAGACGTTGTTATTGCTATCTGATTTGACTTAAATGTTTCTGCCATTTATCTCTCCAATATATTTCTATACTCCTAATACTATAGCACGAGCTTGAGAACTTGCACTACTTGTATTAGAAATTGCGTTCATTATTACTCTAAATGCAAATGATAAATTGCCACCTGCATCAGGAAGTAAATCTATATCTTCATCTATTGGTAGATTACCAATAGTATCAATATTTAATCCACCACCTTCTTTCATGGTAATTAAAATTGTCATGATAAAGCTATTACTAATCCTAAACTAGCACCTGAACTTTGTGCTGCATTTTGTGCATCTATATATGTTTTAATTGCTTTTGCAGATGCAAGAGTATCGTCACTACCACTAACAGAACTTATGTCTGTATCTAAAACTCCTGATTTAAGATTAGCTACATCAACATTAGATAAAGCATTACCTGTACCTTCTGCATCAAAAGTTTTGTTTGTAAATGTAATTGTTCCACTAACTAATTGGTCATGTAAATCTTCAAACATTTGACTAACTACAGCCATACGTACTGTTGTACCACTTGTATGTGATGGGTTAGGTGAATGTCTACCTTCTACATCTCTTGTTACTGTAGACATATTTGTACCTGAAGCTGCTGTTACTAATACAACTTCTTTATTTGTTTCGTTATCAGGGTCAATTACTAAATAAAAAGGTGGTGATATAGCAGAACTACCATTTGATGTAGGAGCTACTGCTAATGTTAAGTTATTATCTGATGCTCCAACTATTGCAGCTAATGTTGTTTCAAAAAAGTTACTGTAATTTAATTGTTGTGCTGTCATAATTCTTTCCTATCCTACCATATTAGTATATTTTATCCACCAAATCTCAACTGTCCTAATGCAGCTACACCAAATGTATGTATAGAAGTAACAGCTTTAACAACTGTTTGTCTAGTACCACGTATAGTAACAACGGCATATTGCAAGTCTGAACCTCTTTGTGTTCTTTCAGATATAGGGTAACTTATTTTTTCCACCACTCCTCTAATAACTTCATCAGGTTCAAACAATTCTAAAGTAACAGCATCACCTTCAAGAGTACGTAAACTGTCATATAATTTATTACCGAGTTGTTTTACTCGTATTGGTTTCCTACCCGGTCTTTCTACTCTATCTGATATGTTTATAGGTATTTGTGCTACTACTAATTCAGGTCTTGCTAACGCTCTAAACTGTAATGACTTTAACTGTGGTGACGCCGAACCTGTAGATGTAAATACTACTTTACCTATAATAAATCTTGCAACAGGTGCAATCTGAAACTCGCTATCACCTGTACCTGCAAATTGTGTAAATGCAGTTTCAAAAGAAGAATCATTTGGATTATTTAATGCTTCAAATTTATTTGTAAATTGTAATTCAATAGATGTATTTGAAGGTAAATCAAATGTGCTTATTTCTGCACCAACAAATTGTTTTTCTTCTGCTGTAAAAAAGTCTGCTGCTGATGTAATAATGTATCCTGTAGTTTCATAAGTTGATGTTTCTTTATATACATCTGACCCTGATACTACAACAATAAATTTTCCTGCTGCTTGTGTAATACCATATACAAAACTATTCCCTGCAGTTTGTATATCTCTTGCAATACCACCTGTTGGTAAATAATATCTCCAAAGATTAACTTCATTAGTTGCTTCTTTTATTCCTAAATAAACACTATCTCTAGATACAAATAAACTATCAGGCGTTGTATCTATTCCTGATACATCCCATTCTTTTATAAGTTGTCTTTCTGCTAATACATATAAGTTATCTACAGCAACTAATCTAGCTTTATAAAATCTACCAATGTTTGTTCCTGTTTCTTTTGTACCAAAAAATATAATTCCTTCTGAAGCTGCAATAGAATGTACTTCTTCAAAAGGTATTTTTGTTTGTCCTTGATTAACAAATACTCCTGAAGATAATTTAAAAGAATATATATTACCATCAGAACTACTTGCTAAAACTGCAGCACCACCATCTATAACATCTGTTACTTCATGTGTAGGTTCTATTTCTACTATTGTAGATGCGTCTGTCAAATCAGAAGATGACCATGTTTTATTAAAAGGATTTACTTCCCATAAATATGCAGCACTACCATCATTACCACTTATCCATAATCTTTGTTTTATAAACCACACACCTGTAAGTCCACCACTTCCTGTTTGTGCAGTTGTTTGTTCAGACCACGAGGAACCATCATATTTTATTAATTCTGATGCTGATGTACCATTTGAAGTTGTAAGATATAAACCATTTCCAAATGCAGCTATGCCTGTAAAGTTATGATTTATTGTTAAACCTGTAGTTACAGTGCTCCATGTATCTCCATCATCTGTGCTTAGATATATTGTTGTACCATCAGTAACATATAAATTACCATTAGTTGTTTGTGCAATATAGTTATTTGTACCTGAAAAATTTATGCCTTGGTCAGAAGTGCTAAATAATAAATGTACATTATAAGCTGTTTCATCATCTGCATGAAATACATCTACACCTTTACTATCCCAATATCTATTTGCATCATCCGGTTGTGCATCAGCTCTGTGTGCAGTATCTAATCCTTGACCTGCGTTAAAATTATTTCTTGAATAAATACGTCCTAAATTAGATGTAAAGTCTTCAGGGTTTTGTTTTACATTTATTTGATTTGCAGAACTAACATCAGATGACTGTATTGTCATTTCTCTATTTATTCCTACAGCAGAACGTAAAAGAATATTGTCTATTCGTAAATCATACCCATATCTTTTTGGGTTAGATATTAAGTCTGTAGTTGCTACTCTTGGCATTATGTAGTTGAGTAGTTAATTGAATTATATGTAACAGGTTCAGGAAATCTAGCTCTCAAATCTTTTCTTGCTTGTTGTAGTAACAACTGTTGATATTGTAATAATGCATTTCTAATTGTGTTAGAACTACCAACAGGTACATTTGCTATATTTAATTGTTCAGTAATGTAAGCACTATCAATTTTATTTATGTCTTTACCTGCTACAACTTGTGCTGCAACACCTGCCATTACAATAGGTTCATATTCTGTTTCTAAACCAATGTTTGCTAATGTATCTGTTTCTGCTGTGATAACAACAAATTTCTTTTTAAAAGTTATATACATTGTTTTACCTGATGTAATACCATAGTTTTGAATTGCTTTTACTTGACTAGGTCCTGATGTATATGTAACTGTTTGTGAAGCACCTGCATCATCTGTGTAAGTAAACGGGTTAGGTAAATCAACTACCTCTACAGATACTCCTCTAAACTGCGAAGTTGTTTGGTCTTGTCCTGCATCAAAGTCTGTATATTGTGATATTGCTTTTACAGGAGCTATTAAATAATTATCTGTACTACCACTTAAAACGTTTATACCTGTTTTAGCAGTAACTGTTTTTGTTTCAATAGCATAAATAGTTGGATATAAATTTTCTACTTGGTCTTTGATTGCATCAAATACTGATTGTCTAGGAAATGTAGGAGCTATTTTTATAATTGCATTTGCACTGTGTGCTGCTGCTGTTGTACCTCTTTGTCCTCTTTTCACTGTAATTGTATTGGATACTGAGTTCAATGCAGTTGTATACATTAACTCTCTGCCAACTTCTATCAATGCACCTGCGTCTAATGCATCTTCTTCTTCTACAGAAAAAAGGTTTCCATCATATGATATAGATGTATCACTATCGCTAATACCACTTGTTAAATAAGAATAACTTTCTACATTGTCAGGTGGTTCAAGGTATTCTCTATATACCCTGTCAATCAGGTTTCCTATGGTGGTACTCATTTATACCCCTAGGAAGCTCTAAATATTAAAGTTATATTTCTATCTGCTGCTTCTGAACTATCTGATGTAATTCTTAAATAACCTGATGAAGCAAAAGCCCAACCACTAGGGTCAACTCTTACTAAATTTCCTGCTGATACAGTGTACGATACTTCTGTTCCATCTGTTTCTACTACGTCAACCCATGAATTGTTGTCTGTAGAAAAATCAAATGTAACATTAGAACCTGACATTGCTGCAGGGAACTGAATACCTGCTAATAACATGCCATCAGTACTCACTCCATCAGAGCTAGGATTACTACCTGAAACATCTATTAAAGCATTTTTTGCTATTGATTTACTGTAATTCATATCTCCTACTTTAGCAGAACTTCAGGGGAGAGGTGGAGTTCTCCCCTTGAAGTTCAAATATTACTTAGGCAATATTAGAAATATTACAATGGTATTGAGGTGGACCGAAGTCATATCCCATTTCCATGTAAATTGCTTTTCCAATTCTTGCGTTAGCACTTTGGTCAAGGTCACGAATAAACACTGTGCCTTTTCCGGGTATGTTCAAGAATACCGGTGATACAAATGCCAAGTCAATTATAAATGCCTTGCCACTTGGTAAGTTGTCTGATAATGCCATTCCCATTGCACCGAAAGGTGTAACGACTGTGTCAATATCAACACCACCAACATTTCTATCTCTAGGTAAAATACCTCCTGTTAATGCACCTGAAACAGTTGGAGCTAAAAGCTCTTTGTTTAGGTCTAATAACATTTGTGGAGAGATGAAGAGAACAGGTTCACGCATTGGTGCTCCTGAATCATAAAGCTTCTTCATTGCTCCTGCGACTGTATCCCAATGGATTTTTTGGTCTGTTCCAGACCCATTACCATTAGTATCATTGAAATAAATGTTACCTCCTGATAAATCGCAATGTGCATTAATGCCTCTCATTTGTCTATCTGATGATGTTCCATCTGAGAATGTTCCATTAAATGCTTGGAACTCTGCTTTCTTTGCTACTAATTCAAGTACCAATTCTAGCTGAGCTGCCATCTCATCATTAACTGGGTTTGTACCTTCAAGAGCTATCTTGTCAATACTATTCTTATAGGCTGCTGCCAAGTCAAACGGCACAATTTCTCCAAATGCAGCTTGGGCTGTATATGTAAGTTGTACAGCTTCATGAAAAATTTCCACAACGCCTTGAACTGCAGAACGTGACCTACCGTTATAGTTAGGTGTACCACCTTCTGAGCCCGGTGTTACAGAAGAAACTGTAGCATTATCAATAGTTTGAAATTGGAAGAAAGTACTATTAACTACTTTTCCTCCTGTCAAACCACCCGTAGCTGACAATAATGGAGTTCTTTGTGGAGTGACTTTAAACAGTTCACCTGTAAAGTTGTTAATCTCATTAGCTGAGATTGGGCTAGGGCTGCCTATAGCTGCCATAACGACCTCCTACTTAACTCGTATATTTATTACTTAATTATTTTTGTGCATCAAGCATGTTTAGTTTCGCACGTATTGAATCTACCGTGTTCCCACTATCACTAACTTTTTTTAAAAGTTCTTGTGCATCTTCGGGTACGTTACTTTCTGAATTTTGACCAAGTGCTTCTACTCTAGCTCTAGCATCACTCTGAACTGTTGCTTCCGGTTCAGGTTGTGGTGTATCCTGTGCAGGAACGCCATCAGGCTCATAGCCATACTCTTGCTTTGCAAAATCTAAAAGAGCAGTTTGTTCAACATCTCCTTTATACACTTGCTTTAATGCTTTTCCAAAACCTGTTGATGGGTCTAAACCAATCTCAGATACAGCAGAATCTAGTTCTTTCTGTTGAAAGATTTGTAGCTTAGCCTCTAAATCGGCTATTGTATCGTCTTTCCTCTTAATGGTTTCACGCATCTGTTTTGCACCTGAAGATAAATCCTCAGTAGCATTATCGTTATATTCGTCTGTCATTTCGTACCTCCTCACAGTGTTTCCCTATCAGATAAGTCCTGTGGTAACTTATCGTGGGGTTACAGACCACACTTGACTTTAGTTACTGTAACACTAATTAAAGTCCTTACTCTACGGTTTTTATACGAGCTTTCTACGTAGGCTTTGAAAGCTGATTTGCAGGTCTTTAGACGGACCACGCAACGTCAATTCTATATTAGACACTAATCTGCAATAAGTCCACTTATTTCGCCGGTTCTTGTTCTTGCAGCACCTAGGTCAGGACCACCTAATGATGAAGCTATTTCTGCTTCTATTCTCTTTAGGTTATCTGATGCAGATACATCACCTAATGCAGCATCTTCTAAAGTTGTTATATCAAGTTCTCTACCAACATTTGTTGCTAAATCAATTAGTGGTTGTGCTTGTTCATATAATTGAGCAGCTTGTTCTGTAGTTAATCCTGCTTTTCTAAGTTCTTCAAACCTAGCAAATGATTGAGTAAATCCTCTAATACTTGCTTGTGCCTGTAGTTGTAATGTTTGTATGTCACCACTTAATACTTTGTCAGATATTTCATCATCTATTAATGCACCAAATATAGTTGGTTGGTCAACATTAATATTGTATCTTTCTCTATAAAGTCTTTCTACTTCAGGTATTTGATTAACAACTTGGTTATAAACTAAATCTACTCTTTGTTGAAACTCTGCTGCTGATACTTCTCCTGATATTAAATCATTAAATTTATTATCAAATTGTGATGAATCTGTTATTCCTACTTCTCTAAGTGTTTCTGCATAACTTGCTTTTACAGATAATGATTCTGCTTCTGACATAATTAAAGTACCGTCATCTCTTTTAAGATAAGAAAAGTTTTTATTCCAAGCATCAGATTGTCTAGTTTGAGCTATAGCTAACTCTGTATCATCATATTTAATCCATTGCTTTGCATACTCGTTTATTACTTCTTCAGGCATAAAACCAAATAAAGCTCTAGCTGTAGCTAATGCAGAATCAAAAGATGGACCTTGAGGTTTAGTAGAACTACTTCCACCTCCACCACTAAATTCTGTTCCTGCTACAGAAGGGTCCCTTGAATATCCGGCTTGTTCTAATTCTATGGCTCTTTCTTCAGATACTTCATAAAAAGTATCTAAATCTTTTCTGTATACTTTAACCATTATCTACCTTCCAAAAAATTTGAGGAACGTACTATTCCTTGTCCAAATGCATCTGATAAGCCTTCTATAAATGAGTTGACTGTACCTTGGTATCCTCTTTCAAGTCCAACTTTTTTATACAATTCTTTAGCTTTTGTAAAATCATTTAATTTTATGGCTTCTAATATTGCAGGGTCATCTACATCAGGAGTAATACCCCATGTAGTAGCAGCATTAGATAAGTTTGTTGAAAGTATATCTTGCCATGCAATATCTTTGTCATACATAGAAAAGTCTGCAAATCTTTTATTCTTTAATGTTTCAATAAATTTATCTTTGTACCCACCTATGTTTCTTAAATTACCTGCTTCTGCTTTTAAATCAAATTGCGTATGCATATAAGAAGGTAGATATTGGTCTAATAATCCTTGTATCTCTGTTTCTTTTGTAGATATTTGTCTATCATCACCAAGTAAAGCTTCAAAGGTTTTATCTAAAGTAAAGTTTGCATAACTATCTACTGACTGTGTAACTTGTTGTGTTACTTTAGTTGTATCCCAAACACCATTAGCCCATTGTTCTGCAGCATAATCTGCAGCAGCATCTGAAATATTACCACCAAGTCCTATAGCTGTATCTTTTATTTGGTCATAGTAAGTTTGTTTTTTAATTTTCCAACCTTTTGTATCTGTAGCTCTTTCAATAGCAGCGTTATATTCTGCTCTAGATAATTGATATTTATCTAAAAATGTTGCCATTTGTGCAGGGTTTAAATCATAACTACCTGTTTCTGCATAGTTTTCTTGTACAATCCTTAAATACTGTGGGTCTTTCCACCAATACAAAGTATCAGATATTTTTTGCATATCTTCTATAAATCCATCAAGTGGTGCTATTTGTCTTTCACTATCTAATTGCGTATAGTTTCCTGCAAAGTATAAAGAACCTTGCATAGATAAATTATTAAACTCATTAAGACCTATAAGTGTATGTGGTAGTTCTTCTTGTATTGTTCTTCTAAGAGTAAATCCGACTGCATCTGTTTCTAAATCTGTTATATTTTTTATTTCAGATTCAGGCACATACCACATAAAAAATGTTCCTGTATTATCTTGGTACCCTAAATAGTAAGCAGTAGATGTTGGGTCATCTGATTCTTTTAAATTACCTGCTGCATCAACGGTTGTACCGGTTACAATAATTAGTTCTGTACCTTCACCACCGTATGTTATCTCACTCATCTATCCAACATCTTTCCTATTTGTTCATATATGTTACTTGTAATAGAGTATTTATCTACTCTTGCCATAGTTTCTGAACCTGTATTTTCTATTCTTTCTTTTGCAGCTTTTATTTCTTCAGGGTCACCACCTGTAAGTATCAAACTATTCATAAGTTGTACATCTCCTGCAGATTTAAAACCACCCATTAATAAATTACCTACTAAATTACTTATTTCATATGTAAGATATGTTGCTGCAACTTTTGGTAAATTAAGTGCACTTAATAAACCTGTTGCAACTTTTTCAACAGGGTCAAGATAATCTAATGCTTTTAAAAATTTCATAGCTTTAGTTGTTGGTCTTGTAGAAGCATTTGATATTTGGCTATCAGAAGCTCCTTGACTTTCTTTAATATCTTGATTAATTCTATCTGTACTAGCAGTAGCTTGTGGGTCATCTATTAACTCTTGTTCAAACTGTCTATTAGTTTCTGCTACTTCATCCATACCTGATTGTTCCATTGAAAAAGATGTATCATCATCAATAGCTGATTGATTTAATAATCTATCTGTATTTTCATTTAACCAAGCTCTTGCCTCTCCTTCTTTGTCATAACCATTTTCAAGAAACCAACTAGCAAATTTTGTTGCATCTGCTTTTGATAGTCCTTTTAAATATGTTGAATCAAAACTCTTAGATAAATCATCAAAAGTTCTTATACCTGCTTCTTCAGCTTGTATTTTTTTAAATATATCTTCTATATCTTTTTCCATTATATCTGTCCAAACATTGCGTCAAGTAATGCTGCTTGTTGTGTACGGTAAGCATTACCTTTTTCTATTGCTGATACTTCACCCTCAAGGTCACTAGCTATCTCGCTACCTGCTTGAGCTTCAGGGTCAACTACTTGAAATAGTGGATTTAATCTATCTTCTGTCACAGTTATATCTCTACCTTCAAATTCTTTTGCAACTTCTACACCTTTAAATATTTCATTTGCTGATATTGCTTTTTCTAATGCAAGTAAATTTTTCATTTTTGTTGAATACAATTCTGCTTGTCTAGTAGCATATTTATCTCTTTCTGCTGCAGTAGGTGGTCTACCTACAAGTTGTTGATATGTTTCTTCTGTAAACTCATCAAACTCATCATCAGTAGGCATTACAAACCTAGCTGCTATTGCCTGTACTGCTGCTTCATCTTCTAATTTTTTTTGTATTTCTTCTTGTTCTCTTACATCATTACCCAAAGCAATGATAGCTTTATCTAATATAGCTCTAGCAAAGATAACTTCGTCTGCTTCGTTTTCTAAATATCCATAAGAATTGGCTCCATACTCTTCAATAAGTTTTTGTCCTTCTTCAGAATTTATATCAATAAAAAAATTAGTGTCTGCAAACTCTAAAACTACACCAAGAACATTTTGTGTTTTTTCACCAAACTCTGTTTCTTCATCAAAGAAACCGGGTTCTACAACTCCTGCTCTTTCTAAATCTTTATGTAATCCTGCTATTAATTCAGGTTGTAATGTTGGATTGTATAATTGTGCAAAACCTTTTGGAAAAGCAGATGGCAATGTTAATTGCTGTACAGTACCTGTTTCAGGGTCATATGTATAATTAACTCTATCAGTAGATAAAGATAGCCCTGCTGCAGATAATGCTTCATTTATACCTGCTGTTATTTGTGCTTCTATATCATTTGAACTTGGTATACCTAATGTATCTTCTGCTGCATCTTCTCCACCTATAACACCACCGTCCATATCAATAAGTATTTCTTGTAGTGCTTCACTATCTTCAGCATTAATTGCATTAATTATTCTGCTATAATATGCAGGAACTATTTGTGGACCTCTTGCTATAAAGTCCTCCAAGGTCATTTGATACCTTTGTACTATTATGTCTTCTACTGTTGGCATTAGCTAAACAATCCTGCTATCTCTGTGTCATCTCTAAAAAGTCTACTATAAACTCCCATCCAAACATATTTAAAGTCCGGATATTCTTCTGTAATATTTTTTGCTATTTGTGCAATTCCTAATCTAAGTGCTCTTGCATCATCATCAGTACTTGTCAACCACCATTTAGGATTACCTGTTGGTGATAACTCGCTTGATATTTGTTCTGCTTGTCGCCAAATAGGGTCAAATACTTGAAAGGCTTTACCACTTTCTGTATTTAATATTACATCATTTTGTAACCATTTTTTTTGCATTTCTTCTAAAATTTGTTTAGATTGCACAGGATTTATTAATCCATAATCTCTTTGAAAGCCGGGTAATTCTTCTATTAAATAATTTCTATATATACGTAATACTTGTGTTTTTTCAGCACTTGATAAACCTGCAGCTTCTACTTGTTCTTTAAATGCTGTATATCTAAAATATCCAATAGTATCGTTTACTTGTCTACCGTATTCATCAAGGTCTAATGTTTCTATATCACCTTTATTAAAAGCATCATACATATTTGCATAATTTCTTTCATCATAAGGACTATCAGGTAAAACGTAATATTTAGACAAAGGTACATCTTCTATAACTTTTTTATTTTTATTTTGCCATTCCAATACTCTGTCTGTATAAGATTGTTTACCTACTTTTGATTGTGTTTTTGCAGCAGTCAACCATCCATGTTCCATACCAAATTTAGAAACAAAGATGTTAAATGCTTTTGTTGTATCATTATTATTTTCATCTACTAATTTGGTATATTCATTAGCTAGTATTTGTGTACCCCAATATTTACCATTTTTGTCTTCTACGTAATATCTTGGTGTCCATCCTGTTGGTAAAACAAACTGTGATAAACCTCTAAATAAATACATTTGTCCAGCTTGTCTTTTACTGTATTTTCTAAATGCTTCATCAACTGATAAACCTTGATTTATATATTTATCTAATTTTCCTTGTTCTAATAAAGCTTTATCTCTTCCAACTAATTTACCATATCTATATACATCAATAGATGTAGATGCACGTAATTGACTTGATTCATCACCAAATCCTGCTGCTGCAGTAAATTTCTTTAACCATGCAGGTAAAGGAATAATATCAGAAGCTCTTGGTGGTCCAAACTCACCATACAATAATCCTCTTATTTCGTTAGCAATACCATGTCTTGGTAATACTGTGTCTGCTAAAACACCTACATAAGGTAAAGGTGCAGGTATAAAACCTTGTCCGAGTAAGTTTACGCCTTGTACATAACCTCTAGGTGATATACGTACATTTGAATCTTTACCATAAATAGCACGTGTTAGTGCATTTGTGAAAGGATAAATAAACATTTCTGAACCACTGCCATTAGGGTCAGGTGCAAAGAAACCTTCTTCTGAATATCCAAGTGCATCTGAACCTCTAGCACCTGTAACAGCAAGTTGTGCTTGTCTTGCCCTATATGGATTAGCTATAAGTAATTTGCTCCATGTTTGTGCTAATTCAAACCATACTTCAGGGAATGGAAAAATGTTTCTTGTTATATCAGATATAAGATGTTTTCTACTTGCGTCATATAATAATTCTTTTGTTGCAGATAAACCATAAGCTCTTGCTTGAACAGACATTAGGTCATAATCATCAATCTTGCCACTACCTGCAGAAGCTATACCTTTAATTTCTTCTATTACTTTTTTAGGTATTTTTGCGTCTACAGCTTCTCTAATAAATCTTTGTTGAGTTTCTTTAGTCATGTTTGAAATATTGTCTGCTGTCCATTGCCAATAATATTGTTTAAATACAACAGACCTTGAAAGGTAAGCATTTGGTTTTGTCATTAAATATTTAAAACCAATGTCTACCATTGTATCTAGTCGTTTCTCTATAGAACCAAGAAAACCTGTAACATCTCCACCTGTCTTATGACCTTTAACTAAACCAAATTCCATGCCATCATCTATATATCCTGATAAAGCTCTATAAATTTCATTAAGATGTTTTTTACCATATTCTTTTGAAATATCAGGAATAAAACCAATACTATCTCCTTTTACAGTTTCAAGTTTACCTGTAGCTATTGCTTGTCTTAATCTTGAATCTCCACCGTCTATTCCAAATTTATAACTATATTTATCTCCTGCTACATAATTAACACCTTCTGTTAATTTTTCTCCTGTCTTAATTCTTATTCTTGCTTCTACAGATGCAAGGTATGCATCCATATCTTTTTGATTTGTAAGAATACTTTTATATTTATTTCCACCAACACGTGCAAGTTCTTGTCTAATAGGTAATGCTTCTTTACTTCTAAACCAAGCTTTAGATGCATCATTAAAACCATTAGCAGCTAAATATCTAGCTACAGGGTCATTTCTTAATTGTATAAGCTCAAAACCAACAGCATTTACATAATCTTGTTGACCCGGTCTTATTTCAACAAAGTCACGTGACATGCTTCCATAAGATGTTGGTCTACCTCGTAATTGTCCTGCTGACCAATTTGAATTTGTTACTTCTGCATACTCTAAACTTTCACGTAATTTAGCACTATCAACTCCACCTGCAGATTCACCAATAAATTTCTTTGATAATTTACCTGCATGATTATGTGACCTAGCCCATACTAAATGACTAGCAGGATGTATAAACATATTGTCTAATCCTGCAACAGCCATACGCATTGATTCTTCAAAGAAAACTCTTACAAACCATGCACCTCTAAGAAGAACTAATGGTTTAAATAAATTTCTTGTCATGTAATCAAGTGTTAATGTATATGCATCATCAGTTAAATTTTTACTTGCAATTAAACCTGTATAGTTTTCTCCACCACTAAATAAAGACATAACGTTTTTACTTGTATGTTTAAGACTTGCTTTCATGCCACCTTCAAACTCATCTCCATATGTTGTAAATACTTTACCCATAGCTCTGTTGATTAATCTGTAATCCATTAGGGGTGCATACAAATCTGCACCTTCTGCTAATAAATGTAAAGATGGAACTAACATTTCTATCTTTTCACCATTTGGTCCACGTTCTATAATTGTTTCTACAACGTCACCAACAAATGGCATATTATCTCCTGTAACGCTATCAATAAAGTATTTTCTTATATCGGCATTGCTTTCAAATATTTTTTTTGCAATCATAGTTGCAGGTAATCTTTTACCTGATTTTGCTGCTCTAAGTTCATCTCTTTTTATTTGTTCATAAGCAAATTTTTGTATTCCTTCAAAATCACCTTCTCCTATATCTATAAGCTCATCTACAATAGGTTTCATTTCGTCAAATTTATATCCTGTAACTTGCATGTGTGCAATTATATTTCTTACAGCATGTTCTCTATCTGTAAAAGATAAACCTTGTTCCGGTGTTACAGATAATATTTTATTAAAATATGGTTTTGCACCTGCTCTAAGTGTTGCACTAAATCCAAATAATTGACCAAGTTCACTTGTTTCATCTGTGCCTTGAATTAAATTATTTACTTTTTTAGTACCACCTGCAAGATAAGAACCTACACTTCTTAATGCTGCTTGTTCATTACCTATAGATGATAATGCTCTACCTAAACCTTTTTGTATTGGATTATTTTTAGCAAGTAATTCGTTACCTTTTTGTGCTGCTGTTCTTAATACAGCATTTGTTAATCCTGATTGTTTACCGGGTAGTTGTGTAATTTTTCCTGTTTGAAATAAATTATCAAGTGTTGAACGTACAGTTAAGTAATCTGTTGCATCAGCAATAGATTTAGCTTGTGTATATGTTAAGTTATTTAATCCCGGTGTTGTCATAATTTTTGCTACATTATCTTCTTCTGTTAATGCACGAGTAACTTTTCTTCCAAAAGGACTATTCATTAAATCAAGCACTGAGTTACTAAATAAAGATGCTCTTGTACCATTTATGACACCTGCTTGTTTATAAAGTTTTCTTCCTGCTTTAAATTTTTGTCTATCTTCTCCACGCATAACTCTTACAAGCTGTCCATTCTTACCTGATATTTTTGGATTTTTACCTGTAAAAGGGTCAACAGATGGTTCTAATTCATCTAAACCTTTTTTAAATGTATCTAAATAATCATCTACTAAACCTGCTTGTTTTGCATCTTGTAATTTATCTACAGATATTGCTGCTTGTTTTAATCTTCCTAAAGCACCTATACCTTTTGCTAAAGGAATATCAGATGCTAGTTGTACACCTGCATCAATAAGACCTGACATAACATTTGCTGCTTTTGTTCCTGAAGGTTGTAAGTTATATGTCACAGCTCTTCCATAGCTATATGGTTGTAACTTACCTGTATCTAATCCTCTTTTATTTCTCCACCAATTACTAACACTTAGGTATTCATCAAAAGTTGTTTTGCCGGGCGTATAATCTGTTTTACGTCCTTCAAAAAATTGTATTTGATTTGGGTTAGTTAAACTTGTATATTCTTGTAAACCTAATGCTTCATTTGCTTTTATAGGTGTACCAACATTATCATAAAATATTTTTCTAGCTTCTGTATCAGAAAATCCCATATCTACAAGTCTGTGGTATCTTGCATCATCTTCAGCAATAATGCTTTCAAAAAGAAATGGTTTATCTCTTTTATAGTTAACAGGATTACCAAGCATAGCTTCTCTAAATGCAGCAGCAAAAGCAGTTTTACCTGCTAACTTACCTGATTCTTTCCACATTTGTGCATATTGTTTTAGTTCTCCCCACATACCTTTATCTTTACCAATATCAGGAACTTCTGTATTAGATACAAACATTCTTATATTTTCTTGTGCTTCTTCAGAGGTATAACCTTTTTCTAATAAGTTGTCATAATGCACTAAATCTTCTACATATTGAAGTTGCCTATTTATTTTTCTTACTTTTTCTCCCATACTTTCCATACCAAGTAATGCCCATATACCTAATTGTTCTTTGCCTCTAATTGCATCAAAAAAATTAAATACCATATCTTGATTTTCAGGAACTAAAGGATTGCCTTCTAAATCTGTACTAGCTATCTCCCATGCTTTTGTTTCATTATCTACTTGTGCGTTACTAAATTTATTTGCAACAGCTTCAACAGATGAACTTTCAGGGTTTACACCTAGCATTGCCATAGGTACAGCTAATGCTTTTGGTAAGTTAGGATACTTTCTTGTAATAGCTACTAAAGATTGTGCATTAGTTTCTAAAAGATTTTTTTTTAAATCTGTAAATTTATTTTGTCTAGATTCGTTGTTACGAACAACTGATTCTTCAAATATTGGGTCAGGAAATATAATTAGATACTCCCTTGATTAATCATCTCCGATATAAGAGAACTTGGTGCTATTTGATACATAGCAGCCAATAACATATTCTCGTCTTCTTCTATTGCTTGTGCAGGTGGACTACCTGCTCCTAACATTGCACCTTCTGTTATAGGTTCTGCAGGTCTTTCTGTTGTTCCAAAAACATTTAACTGTGGTGCCGGAGTTCTAGGTATAGGTATAGGTCTTTGTTGTGGCAAAGGAGCAGCTTGTTGTTGTGCAGTTAAAGCTGCTTGTTCTCCATAAGGTACGTCCGGTACTCTGACTACTGGTTGTTTACCGTCTGTTCTTTTGGATAACGCACCCGGTCCACTAACTGCTGCAGGATTTTGAGGCTTTCGGTAACCCCCTCTAGTACGTTTCTTCGCCATCTCTAAACTCCTCCCTAATTACTATGTACACATTTGGATGTGGTTGTATAATTGAATAACTTTGTAAATCATCAAAATTAAAAAATTGATTATCTAAACTGCCTTCGTTTACCAAAGACCAAAACTCTGCATCTATAAATTCTTGGTTCATTGTGCTAGTCCAAAAGCATCTGCAATGCTTGGTGGTTGTTGTGGTAACTGTTGTGCTAGTTGTTGTTGTTGTATCAAAGCCTGTTCTTCAGGTGACATTTGTGGCTCTTCAGGTGTATAGAATTGTTTTAATATATCTGTCATAGCATTTGGGTTTTCATAAATAGCTACAACAGCCATGGTTGAGGCAGGGTCACCTTGAGCACTTCTTGCCAATACACTTTCAAATAATACTGTTTCTGCTTTATTTTTTCTTATACGTTCTTGCACTTTGACAATATTTTCTAAACCATCAATGTTATCTTGTAAAGTTTCTGTATCTATTACACCTGCTTGTAATAATTGTAATCCTGTAACAATTTTTTGTGGTTCGTCAAATCCTGCCATAACACCATAAATACGTCTTGTTCTATGGTCACCACCAATATCTGATGATGGTTTATAATTTTCAGAAAATGCTGTTCCATTATAATATCCTGCAATAGGTTTGCTATCCATACCTGATTCCATAGAAATAATTTCATCAAGTTCTAATCTTTTGCTATCCATCTCTGCAACACCGACTTTTATAATCTCTCTATATTCATTAATCATCAAAGACATAGATGAGTTTAGTTCTGCCAATCCTGCACCTGTAGCTACGCTTGTAGGAGATTGAGCGTCGTCCGTAACAGGATATCCACCTACAAGCCTTAGCTGTCTTTCCAACCTGTCAACTTGTTGAAATAACTGATATGGTATGTTATTTGCAGGTTTAGAAACTTGTGTTCCCGGTGATAAATAGTTAATTGCAAATCTACCTTTTCTGTATTGTCCTGATTCTAATTCACCCGATATGTTGGTTTCAGTAAATACAGCATCTTCCATAGCTATAGCAGACATAATATTAATTTTTGCCATCATAGCCATAAGACCTATTGTGTGGTCATACTGTCCTTTTAATTCATCAAAACTAAATCGTTTCATAAATACAAAAGGCACTGTGCTTAAACCATTTGGTATATAGTCAAATAACTCTCTTGTTTCGGGATAAACAACATAAGTACCTGTTATGTCATAGTATTCAATAATGTCAACACCTTGTCCTGTGTTGTCCTCCCAATCTCCACCACCTGTGTTATCACCATATGCATATAACGGCATACTCCTTTGGTTTGGATTGTCTGCTTGTGGTTTAAGAATTGTATTTGAATATTCAGGATATATCTGTGCTAGTTTCCATCTAGGAATATTTCTAAGTATTGCTAGTTCTTGTGGTTGTTGGTCTGCACCAAAGTTACCCGGATATGTGTCGTAAGGGTCACGAAGTTCTGCACAAGGATATACAAAACCATTTTTATCTCTTTTGTATGTAACTATCCATGCACAATATCCATAGCCCGGTAACCATCTTGCAGCTTGGGCAAGTTGTAAATTTAATCTTTGTTTTTCATCATAAGATGTAACGATACGTTCTATTTTTTCTGCTCTGTTTTTTGCACGACTACTGTCATTATTGTTTGCAACATCAACACGTACCTGTGGTATACCTGATATTTTTTGTGCTAATCTATCAATACCTGATTGTAATAAATTAGGTGCAGGTAAAAGGTCAGCATCTGCTGTATCCATTTGATTACCTAGTAATGCTTTTATTCCATCAGCACCTCCATTAAGGATTGCCCTAATTCTATATTTACTTAATTGTCTTGAATCAGATGGAGAACCTGCAACTAACTCCTGAGCTGCATCAATAATCTCTTCTGCATTTTTTCTAGTTAAATCTATTGCCATGGTGCATCATTCATCTCTGTAACATTATACCCTGAAAAACTAGGATTGTACTCCATTCCTACTTCTGCAAGGTGTTCTTTCTGTACTCTTCTAAATACTTTCATTGGAAACCAACTAGCCATAACTATGTCTGTTTTATGTTTATTACGACTAGATACAGGTTTGCCATCAAAATAAACTAGCTGTCTTTTATAACTATCTATTTTAGCTTGACTTTCTGCATCACCATAAGGTAAATGTATTTTATTATTTTCAAACAATTCTGTCATTGCACCTACACCATATAGTGGGTCATGTTTATTTTTACCTGTAAGATGTCCTTGTAATAATGTACCTGTCTTCAATACAAACTCTTTTATCTTTTCATCTTGTCGTATAGCAGTTTGAAAACCATTTTCTTCTACTATCCAATGTAGGCAATCATATTGGAAATACCAATCAGACATAATCTGTAGTGCTGCTTTTACACCACCACCTTTTTGATTATCTATATCTATACAATACAGTTCTGAATTATATGTATCTATACCCCATAAGAATGCAGCTTGAAAGCCTGAACTAGAAGGGTCAAGTCCGGCAACTAATTGTAGTTGCTTAGGTATCTGCCCTACTACGAGTTCAGGTTGTTTGCATGAATCAATAGCATCAGGACTAAATATTTGTGTACCCTGTACATATGCTTGGTTGTAATAAACCATTTCAAAAATTTGTTTACCACCTGTAGTTTCTGCTGCTTTCATTCTTGACATCAACCATGGGTAAGAACGTTTACTTGCCCATAACATACATTCATCATGTTCTTCTGTTTCCGGTATCTGACATTCTAAATCATGTGCTGTTTCTACAATACTTGTAAAAGCTTCGTTGTTTAATAGATGATGGTATAAATCATCAGGATGCTGACGTGAACCAATTACTACAACTGCAGTATGTTCCTCTTTACGACTTGATAATGTTGTTGTCCACCATTGTCTAGTGTTTTCTCTTGCACCGGGTTGCATAGTAGTTTGGTGGTCTTCTATGTCGTCTGCAATAATTATGTCACAGTCACGTGATAGAATCTTACCACCCTTACCTACGGCTACCATAGTTGGTGATTTGATACCGGGTACCGTTCTTGTTCCTACAGTAAACTGATTCTGTGACCATTGTTTACCACTTCTGTTATCAGGTTTAAAGTTTTTACCCGGTTCACAAAAATCTTCTTGTAATCTCTCGTTACTCTCTAGTTGGTCAAGTACTGAAGATACAGCATTCTTTGCAATGTCTTCATTACCACCAACCCACATAATTCTTGTATTAGGATTTTTACATATTTGATATACTGCAAAATGTATTAACAACTCTGTCTTGCCATGTCGTGGAGGACTAAGTACTAATAACTCATTACCCTCTTCTATAGCCTCAATAATGTTATTTATCCAATTTGTATGGAAAGGAGCTGTTTCGTATTTCTCTCCTGTTTCTGTAGCAAAGTACTTTCGGCGAAAAGCCGAAAAATTTTTTAAAGCTTTTTGGGCATCTTTTGGTACAGCCCAAGTTTCTGCATCTTTCTCGTTCTGCACATCAATCTTATAAGCAGCATTCATTTTAGATACAGTAGCAACAACGCAACCTAGTTCCTTAGAGGCTGCAGTTGCAGTCATCTCACTATTCATTACTTTGTCTGCTAGACCTGTATCTACATACTCTTTATAGTATTTACCCTTCATAGGGGTAAGTGGGGAGTATTCAGAGTTAATAGGCTTCTCTTGTTTCTTATTGTGCCTATATTCTCTCATATATTGCTTTTGTTGACATCCACTAGAACAATATTTAGATTTTCCTGCAGCTAACCTTTTCCTACAGTCTGTCGCGTGACATATCTTTTTTGACATGTTTCCTTATGATTTTCGTTAACGTTTGCGTAATGATAATTATATGGTAAGGTGGCTATAATTACAAACATTGAAAGCTATTAATTTATTACAGGTAAAGAGGGAATCAGGCTCACGAAAGCTACCGATACATAAAAGTATAACGGAGTAACGCAAAGGTAGTACCCGAGGATAACGGAAAACTTTTAATCAAACTAACTTTCTATAATAGCCTGTTATGTCCATTAGAGCCTTTCCCCTACAGGGTTTTCTAACATATCTTTTACTACTTACATATATACAGGTGGGGGTACGCACATTAAGATGTGTGGGTCATGTACGCATGTATCGTGTGTATGTAATGCGTGTAGGTAGCACATAATGTGTGCAGAATAATACTAGATATAGTGGTACTAGATGTAGTGCTACAATATAGGGTATAGTTGTTTTAAAGTACCCTAGTATGTAATTAATTTAACTTCTTCTGTAAATAAATGAACTCTTAATATAAAGTAGGAAGAAGCCCACCCCCCAATATGTTGTGGGTAAGCCAATGAGCCACTAGATATTGTGGTGTCCAATGAATAGCACTAGATGTAGTGGTGCCGTGAAAAAGTAAGGATATTTACCCCTTACTTTAGTAAGGGGATAAATACCTTATTCCCTGTGAGAAAAAGGATGGGTATTTTATGAGATGTAAAGAATGTTATAAACTGTTGCGTACACAGGGGATTGCGTGTGACAAGTGCATACAAGATTTTCTGTACAACAACCCAACAGATGATGATTATGTAGAAGATTTAACCCTATAAGAATTATAGGGTATAAATCATCTAAGAAAGGATAATTATGAGAAAAAAATTGTATTGGAAATTTATCTTGCCTGTGCAGATGTATGGAATTAAAAATATTATTTCGTACGCGTGGCACGGTCACGTGCTTGGTAAGGATAGGAAATAATGAATAACAATAGAACTAATAGGATTGTAATACCTAGTAAAAACTGTTCTATGTGTTTCAAAACGATAGATTACACGGTTGATGAAAAGATTAACGAGGGTTGGATGGAATGGAATATTAATCCAAGCCCGTATGTGTATGTGTGTTCGTTGGAATGCTATTGCGAATGGGATATGTCTTGATGTAGGAGTTTTAACCCTCTAAGTATTAGAGGGTATAAAACACCTAAGTTTCCCCTGCGTTTGTGGGGATGAGTAAGTACGGGCGTTTGAGCGTCGCGTCACCTGTGATTACAGGTTGCAGTACTCGGTGGAGTTGAGTATTGCAAAGTGTAATAACAAACTCCAATAGGAGGTTTACGTGAGTAAACTATTTAAGAACGACAGTATTGAGGTACACGTCGTAAGAAATGATAAAAACATAATACTTGATAACTTTGTTATCAAAAATCTTGAAACATTGGAATACATTGTATGTAACCAAAAAGTAGATACTTGGGATGAGATAACATCAGAGATGATATTATCCCCTGTTACTAAGAATTATGCTGATGTACAGGATATGGTAAGGATTATGGCACTTGACCCTACGTTAAAAGCTATCACACCTGAGGGCTTAACAGCTATCAGAAGTGAGAGAGGTAAACGTGCTTGGGCAAAGAAAAAGGCTTTAGCTGAGGCTTCAGCCGAGTAATTATCTCGCACCCACTTGTGTATGCAGGTGGGTGTAGGATACTTATTCAAGTATCAATATTGCTACACAGTAATATTATTATTATAATTATCAACAATATATTTATTTATGAAAGGATTGAATAAATAAATATAATAGTGTGGAGGTTGACATGTTATGCGACATGTGTAGAAAAGACGAATATAAATATCTCATGACGTACGGAAACGTAAAAAGCAGTATATTGTATATGGTGCAGTGTCCTACGTGTGGGCATAGAGATGTTAAAAAAGGTAACGTCAAGCGTGTTACGACGTAGCGAAGGTGGGCTTAACGTCGGCGACAAAGTCTACGACGAGCGTGGATGCAGCACAAGGCGTACATAAAGACGACGACAATTACCACGAGAGTGGTGGAAATGGAGAAACAAAATGGGAGATAGAGCGACCGTTGTTCTGTATGAGCAACGACAAGCAAGTCCTAATCAGTATGATTACAGTCCTGTAATTTATACTCATTGGGCAGGTGGACAAGTAGAAGAAATTGTACAAAGTGTACAACAATTCTATATTGAACGCGACGAGGATAGGAACATGACACCTTTTCTCAGGCAAGAAGTGGAACGAACGTTCCCCATACTTGTAAACGCTTTTGCACAAGCAGGTGCAGAGCCACAAGTCTACAACTTTAAAGAGGTGTGGAAGTTCAGGTATGTGTTACCGTCGGCTAACGATATGCCGATAGTAGCTGATGACAGGGGATTGTATCTCGTGAACGTAGAAACTATGTTCGGCGTATGGAGTGATTACGATTGGGCAAAGGAAGACGCATGAGCGAACAACAATTCACAATGGATGATATCAAAGACCACATACGTACATTGATACTTACTATTGATAGTATGAATGAAAAAATAGCTATGTTGGGTACTATTCAATCGCTAATTACAGAAACATTAGCGAAAGATAACCCCGAGTTCATGCGTAAAATGATGTCAACAGTTCTAGCACATGACGGTTTTAGAGATGACTTTACGGAATTTCTAAATGAAAAGGGTGCACCTGATGAAATCAAGTTGTTCATGATGGCTATGAATGAACACTTACGAGAACGACAGGAAGAAGAATAATGAAGTATGAATATCATATAGGTGAAGCGTCAATGGATGAAAGACATTGGTCTATATCATCTACACGTACACTTACAAAAAAAGAAATAAATGACGCGTTTTGTCAAGCCGACATGAGTGACGGACAAAAACCACAGACAATAAAACTTGACACAGGTGTACAAGTAACTGTTGTATTTGACGGTGTTGAGTTCGGCGACGACGCACAAGTTAGCTTATATCAGGGCGACCTGAGAGAGGAAGAGTAATGTTCACGAAAAAAGAACAACAATACATAAATGAGTTACTCACATCATCATGCGAATGGGATGACAACCCACCAACAGAGATGATAAACAGTATAAGTAAAAAGATAATTCTTTTTACAGATAAGGAAGAATAATGTATTCATGGCAGGGAGTATTTTTAATACTCGGATTTACATACGCGACATATCTTGTGTTGGAATTGTGTGTACAGTTGTATAAAATACAACAGGAACAAAAAGCAGGTGGCTTTAGCAAAGAGTTCTTGCAAATGTTACGTGACATGCGTGACATGAAAGATGAAAAGTAATATAATTTATTTTATAATTTATTATAAAAATAAATTAATTAGGAGTTGTGTATGAAAAAGAAATATAAAGGTCTTTCACGAAAGGCAAAATGGCTTGTAAGTGAAGATAGGTTAATTACTGTGGACGGCACAGACGTACCCATAATTGCTTTATCACAAGCATTCGGAAGAACAACAGTTACGTACGGAAGTATTGATAACCCACAACAAAAGGTTTTCAATAACGACGCATGGGTTGTTGTTGACGAGAAAACATACAAGTCACGAGTAAAAACTCAATAGGGCTAAGGTTACTCATACGTGAGTAGCCCGAACGTTATAGGATATACGTACCAAACGTCTATATACATAACCCTGTACCTGTAACGTTCGTGCTATTCATTACCTGAATAGCTTGTAAAGTAGGAAGCGTTCACGCTTTCATGAGTGTACTACTGTGCCTCCAAGCTACGTAATATACGAAAGCTACACGCAAGTGTAACCATGTGGACGCTACCTACGAACAGTAAAAACGAAAGGGGGTTAACAATATGTTACCCGAGGGTATGAAAAAAGCAGACTTACCTACCGTTAAACGTGGTGGTAAACAGCCTAAAATTTTGTCAGACGACAAAGTTAAAGTGCTATTGAACAACCCTGAAGAGTGGTATCAAATAGCTACCGTTCCTCAGTGGATAAGTGGTGTTGTTGCGAACATCCAAAACGGAACTCAAAGCAACATCAAACACTTGAAAGATAAAGGCGTCTTTCAGGTAAGACAAAGAAAAAACAATGAAACATCATGGATTGATATTTATTGTCGGTTCATGAGAAAGGATAATATATGACAAACGAAAAATCATGTTGGGATTTAGCCAATCTCATCATTGGAAAAACAAATAGAATATTATTATACGGTGCACCCGGTACCGGTAAGACGTATTCTGCTGTAAAACAAAATGCACCATTGAATATCAATGGGGAAGCAAACGTATTCCAACTAACCATGACAGAAGAAACATCAAGTGCAAATCTTGAGGGTGGCTTTCAGATAAGCGACAATGGTTCTTTCAAATGGGTAGACGGTATCGCAATTCAGGCATGGCGTAATGGGGGTAGATTGGTTATCAATGAGATTGACCACGCTTCGCCGGACGCTATGACGTTCTTACATGCTGTGCTTGATGATGTAGATATTGCAGGTATTACGTTGAACAACAATACTAAAGAAACTGTTAGACCCGTTGAGGGTTTTCAGGTGATTGCGACTACAAACCAAGACCCCGAAAGCCTACCGGAAGCACTCAAGGATAGATTTCCTGTGCAACTGCACATAGATGAAATACATCCAAAAGCTATTGAGAAGTTTCCGGAACAATGGCACCAAGTAATTAAAGATACAGCCATACTCAATGATGAGTATGAACGTATCTCTGTACGTAAATGGGATGAGTACTTCAAATTGACCAAAGAGAAAGGCTTGAGTGATGACGACGCAGGTGCTTTGGTATTTGGGGAACGTTCTCAAGAACTAATGGACGCAATGAAACTTGCACCACAAGATGATGGAACATAGACCTTTTCCCGAGATAGTATCACAAGATAAAGATTGGGAAGTCTACGAGGAAACAAACCAACCTCGTACCGACATGACTAATCGTAAGATGTATGTACCACTCGGTGGGGAATGTACACATTGTGGCATTAATCATGGGAGAGTTATACGTAGACATGAACTAGGTCACGTCAAGTGGTCACCTAAGTCGTTAGGTAAACTACAAAAAGGTGTGATTGAAGAAGCCGTACATCTACTAGAAGAGATTAGAATTAATCATCTTCTGTGTATGCATGGTATACCTATGTACGATTGGCACACTTGTCAAGAGTTACATGAGATGAGAATGCGAGAACTTGTTGAGAAAGGTTCTGTTGCAGATATCATTAAGTTCGGTCTAGCGTCTATATTCATAGCTGAAAAACGTTCTTGGTCGGGTCATCCCGGTAAGTTAAATCATTACTTCATAGAAGCAATGGGTAAAGAGTGGGTATCACTCATAACTACCTTTGACAAGTTCAAGAAAGAGGAAACTCTTACATGGAATAGGGTAGAGGATGTACAGTTCGCTATTGATACAGCGATTAGATTTTGGCGAAATCTAACTACAATCTCTGTTCGTTCAGACAAGTTCGCAAAGGAAATATCATTCAAAAGGGTAAAGAAGTATGCGAAAGAGCTATCAGACATTCTACTTCTGTGGAGTGACAAGCCCGAAGAGTATGATGTTTTCTTAAGTGAACAAGAGAAGAAAGAACTTCAAGAAGAACTAGAACGTCTACGAGAAGAGTTCAAAGAAACTCATGGCGAAGATGAAGTCTATGAAGAAAGCTATCGTTATGACCATGAACGTGATGAAGCACATAAGAATGCAGGTGGAGTTGGTGTTACCGACAATGACATCAAACGACTTATATCCCGTAACAAGAGTGACATCAATAGAGAAATGGTTGAGCGTAATGACGGTGAAAGTCAATGGGGTAAAATGCACATACTCAAACCTCCATGCAATGTTAATTTATCTAATCGTATTCGTATTGGATATAACAACATAGCTGAGGACAGAGGGCAGAATATTCGTAACATGCACAGGTGGACACAAGACAAGAAAGTATTCGGACGTAAAGGTAAAGTTTACGGTGGTACTGTTTTGATTGACGCTAGTGGGTCTATGCGATTATCCGGACAGGATATTGTTGAGATTATGCAACAAGTACCTGCTGTTACTATTGCAATGTACAATGGTTGGTCAAAAGAGGGCTACTTACGTATCATTGCTAGAAACGGTAGACGTGTTCAAGAAGATTACATTCATGAACATTCCGGGCATGGTAATATTGTTGACTTACCTGCATTGCAATGGCTTGGCAAACAACAACCTAGACGTATTTGGGTTAGTGACATGCAAGTTGTTGACAATCACGGAGTTACAAAACAAGGCTTGAAAGAGTGTGTTGACGCTATGCATAGTAACAACATATTCAGACTTGCCGACGTTGATGAAGTTAAACGTTACGCTAGAAGATTAAATAAAGTAAGATAAAGGTATGCCCATGAACAGGCAACTGTGCATGGTAATCCTTTCCCGTGTTACACATGGGCTAGTGCGATAGGAATAGAGATAGAAGAGAGTTCTATACCGGTATTTTACTTTGTTATTTCTTTCATTAGGCAGAGTTTTGTTTCCGTCATGAACACCTATCGCACATTTTTTCTATATTTACTCATAATTTATTTGTATTATGCTAGTATTTTGTTGTGGTAGATATAGAAAAACTACTTGAAGAAGCAATAAATGGAACTAAAACACCCGAGAAGTTTTGGCAAAATAAAATAACAGACGAAGCTAAACCCTTTTGGGAAGCTTGTGTTGAACGTGCCAAAGCAGGAAAACCTATAAAACCTTATCGTATACACAAGATATTGGAAAGAGAATATAACGTAGTAGTAAGCGACACTGCAATACGAAGATACTTTGATAGGTTACATATCAATGGTTGATGAAGATAAGATTTCTAAACTTTTAGCAGAGGCAGAAAGCGAACGCATACTTGAGCTAGAAAAGGCTAACCTTAGTTTACTAAGACAGTTAGACAAAGCTAAAAACAAGACAGAGAGAATGGTTGAGGCAGTTTATGAGGCTGTAAAAACAGGTCTTAGCACCTATCGTGCAGGTAAAATCCCGACCCCAAATCTTCCCCCGATAAAGAAGAAAGGAAAGGAAATAGCCTGTGCGATACTCTCTGATGTACAACTTGCAAAGGTTACACCTACATACAATACGCAGATAGCAGAAGAACGTGTCATACGATACGCTAATAAGATTGTTGACCTTACAAACATACAACGCGAGGCGACAAACATCACGAAGATTTCAGTATTTGCTGTTGGTGACATTATAGAGGGTGAATTAATATTTCCCGGACAAGAACATACAATAGACAGTTCGTTATACAGTCAAGTGACAGTAGACGCACCACGTATATTGACACAGTTCTTTGACATATTGTTAGCTAACTTCAAAGAAGTAGATGTACATTGGGTAATAGGTAATCATGGACATTTAGGTGGTAGAAACAGAAAGAACTATCATCCCGATAGCAACGCAGACCGTATGCTAGGCAAGATAATGGACATGATATACGCTAAAGAAAAGAGAATTAAGTTCACAATACCTGATAGTACAGGCGATAATCATTGGTTTGATATTGCAGACTTAGGTGAAAAATGTAAATTTTTTCTGTGGCATGGTGATAACATCAGAGGATTTGGTGGGTTCCCATGGTATGGATTTGGTAAAAAACTAATGGGTTGGAAAACATTAGCTAGTAATGGACTAATGCCCGACTTTGATTACGCTATTGCAGGACATTTTCATACTCCTACGACAATGTATGTTAACGACATACGACTGTGGGTAAATGGAAGTACTGAAAGTTACAATACTTATGCATTAGAACAACTTGCAAGTATGGGTAGACCATGCCAATGGTTGCTCTTTTGTAAACCAAAGTATGGTGTAACAGCAGAATACCTTGTAAATCTACAAGATGAATAGTAAAATGGACAGTATATGACAAGTATAAATGTCAAGGATGTAGAACCATCTATGACGTTGGTGGGGATAGAATACAATGGTGACACACCGTTGTTGTTCTTCAAAGATACTGAAGGAAATCTATCTTTCCAACATCTTCAGCGTGGTATTCTACGCCTAGACAAGTAAAATTATTTTGTTTTTTATTATTACTTTGTAATAAAAAACAAAATACATAGAGAGGATAATTTATGGCAGAAAAAAAGCCAATTAAATTGCTATCCCCGTTCCCAAAGAAGCTAGTAAAATCAGCTCCTAAAGGTAAGTTCGGAGATTATGTTCCTCATGCACACTACGTAGAAAGACTACGTGATAGTGGTGTTAAGTACTCATGGTCAGTTGAACCATTGTATGGTACACACAAAGGTGTGAAGAGGATAGTAGGTGCAATCGGCACCATTGAAATAGAAGACATGGGTAGTTTCATGGGTTGTGGTGACGTTGATACCATAAAACTTGACAATCCCAAGTTCAATGACGGTTCTAATCTAAAGGACGCAGAGAGTGACGCTTTCAAACGTGCTTGTATGCGTTTCGGATTAGGTGTTGAGCTATGGTCAGGTTCAGATGAGAGTGAAGAAGAAAGTATGCAGAATGCAGTCTACTCTTCAAGTACACAAGTACAGTCACAGAAAGTAAGAACCAAACCGGAACCCGTAGAACCACGTCCATTGGATGAAATATCAGAGGATGAAGCACCTTTTAGTGACCCCGTTAAGTCTACTGACGGTAAACTCAAGATAATTGAGGATACTATTGCAAGATTACTTGACGGGAAAACTGACGAGGTCAAGAAATATGCCTTAGATTTAGCAGATAACTATGCAAAAATCAAGAAGTACCCTGATAAATCCATGTGGACAAACAAACAAATGGACGATTACTTCGCTAAGCTAGAGATTGGACTGACTAAAATCATACCTGCAAGTACAGGAGATGACTTTATAGATAGAGTTCAGATGGAGTTGGGGGAAGTAATGGACAAAACAGTAGCCAACCAAGGCGTTAGAGATGATTTGAAATGCCCATTTTGTAGTGGCAAAGTATTTGATAATCGTTTCAATAAACGTAATGAGAAAAGCCCTGACTTTTCCTGTGGCACCAATGAACCTAGTGAGTGTTCAGGTCATACAGGTAAGTGGCGTAAATCATGGTGGATTAACTCATCAGACCTACCAAAGGAATGGAATATTTGAGTAAAAAAATAGACTACAAACGTCAAGGTTCACAGAACAAACGTAAAGGTAGACGAAAGCAGTTAGAAGCTCTACGACAAATGCAGATGCCCGAACCTAAACTAAGGTACTTGAAAGTACATGAAGAGGGTTGGAAAGAAGCATTCATACGTGTAGAGGTAAAAGCAGGTAAACAAGTACAAACACTGTGGAATAGGTTTCTTAAAGCTAAAGAACAGAACGATACTAATTTACCTAATGATGATAGACCTTTTGTGTTCATAGCTAAACCTGACGGTACAAGTGAGGGTCTAGTTTGTTTCAACATAAAAGACTTGGATGAGTTTTGTGCAGCGTACAACTTACACATACAAGGTGTAAAGTACAAAGCTAGACAAGAAGAAGAATGATTGAAACAATTATATTGTGTCTGTTCATACAGACACCTACTCCTAGTGATATGAGTGACTACATAGCATGTAAGGATGTAGAAGAGAAAATTCAATATGTTACTGAATGGCATGATGTCATAGCAGAATATTTTGAACCGGAAGATATATTACAAGCTATGCTTGTAGTCTTCTGTGAGAGTAGTGGTTACGCTAATGCTGTTGGTACTAATACTGATGGTACAAATGACGTAGGTCTTTGGCAGTTCAATGATAATACTTGGGCATGGCTTACCCCTAAACTCAACATAAAAGAAAGTAGAAGTAACCCGATAGTGTCAACACGTATAGCAAGTTGGCTTGTATACAATGACGGTTGGCACCATTGGAATAGTAGTAAAGGATGTTGGTATGAAGAATATATTTTCAGACCCTAAAGAACTAAAGAAGTGGTGTGTCACTACTGCAAACGCATGTGGTGGACAAGAGGTTGGTGTCAAAGGTATGAACATGAACCCTACAAGCATGTCACTATTACAAAAACAAATGGACAAGTTCATTGAGGATTACGAAAAAACACGTGTTGCAATAGATGAACAGAAAGAAGAGGAATAATGGAAATTTATTTTCTAATCACGATACTTACATTGAGTGCAATCATTGTAGGTATAATGATAGGCAAAGGATTGTGAGGCACAAATATCAAGTAGAAGTTAAGATGACGAGAACATATCTAGCTGAAAATGTTAATCACGCATTTGAAATATTGGATGAAGATTTAAAATATGTACATCCTAATTTTAAAATATTACGAAAGGAAGTTAAATGAGTTATACAAAAGACGCATGGGAAAAATTTGAAGAAGACTTTGTATCCCATCCGGAACATGACAATGACAAGGGTCTTACATTTTGGGTATTGACCTACTATGAAGACGGTGATACATACAAAGTATTTTCTTTGGACAAAAGTAAATTAGATAATGTGTTACAAGGATGGGCAGAAGATGACAAGAACGTTGAGAGAGATAGTATTATACCATACAAACCTAACAGTTTTGAGGATATGTGTCGTATGATTAATACGTTATTGCCCGGTGGAAAAGGAAACCCATGGTTCATAATGAACAACCTGACAAACGAGTAAGCCCTGACGGGGAACACCACAAGCTAGAGTATCAAGAACGTATTGATAACTACATACCATTCGCAGAGAAAGTATTTGAAGAGTACTGTGAAAAGAAAGGTATGAAATACAAGCAGTTACACTTGAACGATAGAAGTGACTTTGAAAATTCACCCATACCTAATTGGTATAGGATGTCACCATTACTCAAGTCGTTCCCCGATTACTTTGTTTACAACGATACTATGCAGTTTCTAGTAGAAGTAAAGTCATCTAATCGTGTGAAAGTAAAAGACCTTATGCACTACTGTACACTCAACACATTGTATTCAGAGGGTCGCCCAACCAAATATGCAATAGCATTTTGTTTTAAGAAAGGTGAAGTAAAACTACTAACGATAGATGAGTTAATGTTACTGATACCTAAAGCTAAACTAGGTTATTACGAAGATAACAGAATGGATTATTATGAGTTTAATTGGTGATAAATACGAACCCCTACCTCCGGAAGTATATCTAGCTGAAAGTCCAATACATGGCTTTGGTATATTTGCACAAGAGATAATTCCCGTAGGTACATTCATAGGCATTTCACATGTAAAAACAACTAACTCAAGCTTTACGCACGGGTTAATACGTACACCATTAGGTGGGTTTATAAATCACAGTGAACATCCTAATTGTAAATTAGAGAGTAGTTTCTTTGACGAGTGGAATACCCTAGTAACAACTAAAGATATTATGCCTGATGAAGAATTAACTTTATCGTACGGTTTGTACGACCCAACCTAATTATTTTTTTGACGCACGTGATTTAGCTACGGCTTTAAGATTTATTTTTTTACCTTGCTTGTAAGCCTTAGCTGTTCTTCTAATTTCAGACGCAACCTGACGTTTAGAGTTCTTTTTATTCTGTAAATACTTCTTTGGAACACCATGCTGATACGCAACTTTACGTTTCTTACTTCTTTTTTTTGCCACTAGACTTCTTCTTACCCCCACCTTTTATGTCATTATCTTGAGAATGACCACCCCTAATAAAAGAATTAACTCTCCCCATAGCCCATGCAGCCATGGAAGCTGACTTACTACCTGATGATAGATAAGCTCCCTGTCCTCTTCTGTATACCTGTGCAAGTTGTCCATAGGTGTATTTAGAGTTCTTTGCTTTCTTTTGTAGCGTAGCTTTGGTCTTAGCATTGAGTGGTTTTCTTGCAGGTTTCTTAGCCATTACTTCTTAATCTTCTTTACTTTGCCATTCTTGGTTCTTGCAAACTTATGTGTTTTAGTTTCACGTATAAGAGTACCGTAGTATCTCTTACCACCCCACATCCATGATACCTGTGCCATTACTTCCAACCTTTCTTTGCTTTCATCTTTGCACTCTTTGACAAAGCACCATAGTGAACAACTTGTTTTGAAGATTTAGAATGACTTGCACCTGTGTGTATTTGTCCATTCATTCTATGTGTTTTACCTTTGTATTCTTTACCACTCTTGAAATAATGTTTAGCTCCTGCACCCATTATTTTCTTCTCTTACGCTTCTTTAGTGCTTTAAAATCTGCACCTGTAATCTTATCTCTTGGTTCAGCTATACGGGCAATCTTCTTTTGTTTTTCTGAGTATCCATTTTTTTTAGGCATACTACCACTTTACCTTATGCGACCAATAACGTGCAGACAATTTATCAGGATTTCTGTCTTGTGCATTGTGTCTTGCATAATAACTTTTCTTACGAGCTTTATCTTTTTTACTCTTAGGGTTTTTACCTGCACCTTTAACACCTTGTTGTCCAAAGCGTATGAGCTTTACCTTATCACCTTTTTTTGCTAATACTGCGTGAGATTTAGTCTTATGTTTAGGTGTTCTTTTGGGTTTATTATAACCTGAAAAACGTTCTCCACGATAAACGATTGCCATGATTAGTACCCTCTTTTAGGCATTCTTTTCTTTTTTTTCTTACCCGGCATTACTTTCCTTTCTCTAACATGTAACCTTGTACACGTAGCTTAGCAACTCTTGCTGCACCTTTACGTTGTTTCTTAGCTTCTCTAGCTAACTTAGGTAAAGAAGCAACTGCTTTCATTGTAAAAGGTTTTATAGCCATAAGTTCATTAATAACTTTAGACCTTTCCATAGTCTTTGCCTGTGCTTTCTTGAGCATAGCTTTATTCTGTTTAATTCGCCTAGCACGTTCTTGATTGCCTAGACCATCATATTGATAATTCATTATTTACTTATCTGTTTTTTTGCGTATTCTTTTACGACTACTAGAGCTGCACCACCACCTGCAATAGCTGCAAGTTCAACTGCATTTGCGTCAACACCGACTAATGGGCTAACTACTAATGCACCTATGAATGCTTCAATGAACGTCCATATGGTCTTCTCTAGCATGTCTTTAAGTGAATCACTCATTTTATAACTCCATGCTTCATTCCACGGGGTCCACCCCACATCCTTCTTGAACGTGCCGTCTTGGTTTCTTCTTCTTGAAATTTTTTCTAACATCTAATAAGTATACTTTTTTTGTTTACTAATTTTTGCTCCATATAAAGCAATGTTTTTTGTTTTACGTTTTGGTTGTGATGTTGCCCAACTATAAACGTCATAAACATCTTTTAATAATAATGCTGTACCAACTCCCGGTATTAATCTAGTAGCACCTTTTGTTGCAATCTTTGCACCTTGCATAACAGCTTTTCTAGCTGCAGGACTTAATGCTTTACTTGCCTTACGAAGATTTATAGGTGAAAATTGACCTGCTTTATATCCTTTTAATGGGTCAGCACCTTTTATTTTTATTTTTTGTCTTTCAACAGGTAACTTACTTGGGGGTGTGTAATCTGCAGGTGGAGTATATGGAGTTCTTACACCTGTTTGTGGAGTAATAGCACTTCCATATTTATCTCTAATAACAGGAGGTAATTTAATATTTTTAGGTATTGGTTTCTTACCTCCACCTAATCTTGATATTTCAGCAATAGTATTAGTACCTAATTGAGGTAAAACTTTTGTTGATTTAATATTACCTACTTTACTTGCTTTTGTATACATTGATTTAGCAGCAGGTATTTTACCGTAACTTACTTTAACATTTACATTTCTTGCAGCTTTTCTTAACTTAAATGGTTTGTATGGTCTATTGACCATTGTAGATTTTATTTTACCTTCACGAAGATTTGTATATATATATTCATTTTGAGCTGCAATCTTAGGTCTGCCTGATACTCTATATCTTTTTTTACTCATGTTATATTCCTGCCATCAAGTTTAGCATTAATAATTTGCACATTACCATTAATCTCTGACAATTTTTCTGATATATCATCCCAACTTATATCTGTATTGTCAATTTCTTGTACAGATGGTGTGTCTAAATTTATCTTGGAATATTGTATAGTAACTTTATTTCCAATCAATAATTCTTTAGCTACTTTAGGATAAAGCTTTTTATAAGCTGCTGTTGAGCTACCTACCATGCCATTATAATTTACATCTAAATCTTGTTGTGTGTCACCTACAATTAAACAACCACTTGTATGTTCATCTGTATTCCCTGTATGTATAAGAATGTATTGAAAACCGGGTACATCTTGTAAATGTAACATACCATGATGTGCTGTACCATATCTTGTAGAGTATCTTGTATGAAAACCACCTGTAGTTCTAAACTTTATTTCATATTCACCTTCAGGGATACATGTTTCGTGCATAACTTTTTCTACTTGATACTGGTCTTCAAGTGTATAACATTCAAATACACCGTTAATAAACAACAATCCATTAGTTGCATCTTTTCCTAGTTGTGTTCTAACAACCTGTAGTTTCATTTGCTTTTACCTCCTTTTGATTTTTCTTTTCTAAAACCTATAGTTAATAACCAAACACCTAATGTAATTACAGTGGCTAAACCAGTGACTTGTTGGGCTGAACCGGTAAGTGTAAGAGTGGCTATAACTAATCCAACTAAAGTCCAACTAAGGTTCAATGTTTCTTTTATTGCTTCTACTATCCAATTACCTAGCTTTTTAAACATTGCCTCTCCTAAATACAAAAGCTGCCATAGTAGCTATTCTAGTCAAAATAACCGGAACTACCACCTCTTGTGCTTTTTCTTTTTGGTCTTGTGTCATATCATCTCCTATACTACTTATACTTATATCTTCAAAATCTAAATCAACAAAAACTTCTATAGGATTTTCAATAAATGCTTCGTAAGTAACTTCAGTTACAACATCAGCAAGTGTATAATTTTCTACGTCAGCATTCTCTACAGCTCTCTCAACGTACTCTTCAACAGCTTCAGCTACAACTTCATCTTCTTGTATTGTTTCTGCAATGATTTCAACGTCTTCAGTTTGTACCTGTAATACTTCAGCGACAACTTCAACTTGTTCTTCAGTAAGTATTTCAATATCATCAATAGCTTCCTCTACTACAGCCTGTACAACTTCTTGTACTTCTTCCGACACTTGTTCTAAGTTTTGTACACCTATATCATTAACTTCTTCTAATACTTCTACAACTTCTTCGGTTGCGAGTTCTTGCACATATACTTCAATGGCTTCTTCTTTAGCATCTTCGTACTCTTCTAACTCTTCTTCAGTAAATTCTTCTAGTTCTTCCTCGGTAACTTTTGGTATATCAATAACTATAATCTCTTCTATTACTTCTTCTAGTTCTGCAACCTCTTCTTCAACCATTTCTTCAGTAAGTATCTCTTCAACTTCTTCGGTAATATCTTCCAACGGTAAAACTTCAGGTTCTTCATCATCAGTTCTTCGTATATCTGTTTTGTCCTCTTCATCTTTATCCTCTATTATATTTATTTGTATATCTTCTATGTCAACATCTAAGTCTTTTATGTCTTCTATTATAACAATTTCAACTTCTTCAAACTCTTCTAAATATTCTTCTACTTCAATAATAGTATCAATAAACTCTTCAAACTCTTCTTCGTTATCAAATATAAATATTTCAACTTCCTCTTCATACTCAAGTTTTTTAACATCTCTTTCCATTTCTCGTTCAAGTTCTTCAACTTCCTCTTCAGAAAGTTCAATATACTCTTCTTCAATAGGTTCATCTTCCACAAACTCAGGTATATCAACATCATCAAAAAACTCTTCTCCGATTTCTTCCATATCTTCTTCTTTAATTTCAATAATCTCAATGTCATAATTATCTAAATCTCCTCTCGCTACCTGTTCATCAGTAAGTGCTACACCATATAACTCTTCGTTTTTAGCACGTTCATTATCTCTTTCTACTGTACCATCTTCTATTTCATTCTCTGTATATTCAGATACAGTTCCATTATCCATAACAATTTCTATTGGCTCAGGTTCAGGCTCAGGCTCAGGTTCAGGTGCAGGTGGTGGTGGTTCAGGCTTAGGTGGTAAGGTTGTAGTAGTAGTAGTAGTAGTTGTACTACTTGTTGTTGTTGTAGTTTCTTCAGGAACAGTTGTTGTTGTAGAACTTGTAGTAGTTGTAGTTGTTGTGCTTGTATCTGTACAAGTATTTGTAGGTGCAGTCCATTCTCCTAAGTTTATAAAAGGTAATTGATTAGGTATCTCTATTGTTTGTTGTAATGTTAATGTACTGTAACTTTGGTCAGTATCATTATCAGACCTTATCTTTGTTCTGAATGTACCATAAGGATTTTCAAAATATGTTTGTAAATCTTCTAAAGAAAAGACATGATAATTCCACACAAGATTATCTGTATGTCCAAAAGATGTAGATATACAATAAGCAGTAGAGGTATCTATATCTGTATCACTTATGGTAAACCATATTGTATATTTTTCAGGTGGACTATCTTCAAATCCATCAGATGTGTAAATACCAATAGTTAAATCACCAGTTGTGGTGTCTAAAGCTATTGATTGATTGTATGCAGGTTGTGTAGGAACATGGTCAGCTAATGCCTTTAACGGCATAAAAACCAATAATACTACTAACCACCCTTGCAGCAGCCTTGACCACAGCACATATTCCCCCCTTACATTAATGCGTTAACCAACACCACCAATGCAGAACCTGCAACTAGCCAACCACTTAGTTCTTGTCTTGAAATCTTACTATTTACTTTTTCGTGTAGTAAATCTATTCTTTCATTAGTTTTTTCTTGAGTATCAATAATTATATTTAGAAGTTCTTTATTAGTATAACCATTACCATTACTCATTTTATCCAATCCCAATCGTCTTCATTATAGTTATCGGGTACTTTTGGTGATACGAGGTCATCTAACCAAACATAAAAGTTTTTTAAAAAATATCCAAATATAAATCCAACTAAATAATCCATCAACGGATTATAGCATAGATTTATTCAGGCTTTGGATTATCAGATTTGACTTGTGCTATTGCATCTTTCCAAGTAGTAGTACCATTTACTGCATCCCAATATTGTTGGTCTAGTTGGTCGCCTATACTTGCGTAAGCAGCTTGTCTTGCAGCAATGTAACCGAACTCTTGTTCATTCCATTTAGAATTTCCTAAATCAATTTTTGCTTGTGCATAATCTGCATCAGAAAATTCTGATACAACACCATTAACTGATTTATTAAGAGGCTTTGCTGCCTCTATCTCTGCATCTGCTTGTGCTTGTAGCTCTTCTTTTGTTGCCATAATATCTCCTATATTACCATACTAATTTATTTTTTGAGTCCATAAAGTTTAAATGTTCCACTATCCCAATTAGCTGAACTTTCATTTGTAAATTTTAAACCATCACAACTTTGTGTAA